AATGAACTCATCAAAATTAAAGATAAAACCCTGTCAGTACCTTTGCCTGAAAAGGGCAAATGGTCAACATCGGGTGAAATTGTGGGAGACGGTTTCTCAGTCGGCTGGCGAACGCTTGACGCTCAATTTTGGGGAGTCGCCCAAAGACGCCGCCGTTGTTACATTGTCGTCGATTTTACAGGCGAATGTGCCGGAAAAATACTATTTGACGAGTCGCGCCTGCGAGGGAATCCTCCGCAGAGCGGCTTCCCGTGGCAAACAACTGCCAGAAGTACTGAGGTTGGCTCTGGAAGCACAGTCTGCATCTTAAATGATCAAGGCGGCTCGTACATGGATGTTTCCGAAAACATAACGGGAACACTTCGCTCGCAGGAACACGGGCATCAGCCCATCGTGTTTGAGCCGGGTGCGGCATCGAGGGTCGGTGGCCATTGCTGGCAAGACGAACCCACCGGCACGCTTCGTGCCGATATGGGCGATAATCAACTGGCGGTAGCGATAGAAAACCACCCAGCTGATTCAAGAATAAAAATTGATGGCAGCGGAACGATTCAAACACTAACAGAGCGTATGGGAACAGGTGGCGGTAACGTTCCGCTTGTCATGAATGAGCGGCAGTACGTCCTGACGGTCGGCGAGGATGTGGCGAACACCCTCACCGGCACAGACTTCAAGGGAACACAGTGTGTATTCGAACCGAAAACCCTAAAAATCCGCTCCGGCTGTGAGGGCGGCGGCAAGGGTGCGCTTGTACAGAATAACCTGTCGGCCACCCTGTCGACTGGCAACGACCAGACTGTGTTCGTTCCGAAGGTTTACGGCATCTGCTCTCAAGCGTCTAATTCCATGAAATCGACGAACCCGCACAGCGGCATCTACGAAGCCGAAACCGCAAGGACACTTGACACCTCCGTACCTGACCCAAACAAGAATGCAGGCGGCATGGCGGTGGTATCTGTTCAAGGTTCCATGATTGGGCGCGCGGATAAAAACGGTCCCCAAGGGAGTGGCATCGGCGAAGATGTCAGTTTTACCCTTACGGAGGCTGACCGCCACGTGGTGTGTTACCAAGATAAAGTCGGCTCCCTCTGCGCTTCCGATTATAAATTCCCTCAGCAACAGCAGATTGAGGAAGGCAAAGCGGTCGTGGAGCGAGTGGCGGTCGAGAATTACCAACACAGCGGCTACCGTGAAAGCAACACGGCGGGAACGCTTAAATCTACGGGTGGTACGAACGGTGGCGGCTCTGAAAGCGTAATTGTCGAGAACCGCTATGTTGTTCGCAGACTTACTCCGACTGAGTGCGCCTTGCTGCAAGGATTCCCTCCCAATTGGTGTGCGGGGCTTGAAACTATCCAGCCAACCGAGGATGACATCTCCTTTTGGTCGGAGGTTTGGGAAACGCACCGTAATATTATAGGTACATCCACCAAACCTAAGAGCCGAAACCAGATTATAAAGTGGCTGGGCGCCCCGCACTCCGATGCCGCCGAATACAAAATGTGGGGTAACGGAGTCGCTTTGCCATGCGTGGTATTCGTTCTCGGTGGGATTGTGTCATACACACAAGGATAAAGTGCTGTTTTTCCTTGATATTCGGTGCATTTATTTGTCCCTAAACGCTTGCTATTTAAGGCGTTTAGAGTGATATATGTAATCAACAAAGGGAGCAAAAACCCTTTGAAATCAAGGAAAACGGAGGAAACGCAAATGAAGATTTCTTACAATTTAACAGGCGCAGAACGAAAATCCATAGTAGCAGCAATCAGCAAAGAACTGAACGCTCCGACAAAGTATCTCGGAGCCCCGACTTTCGCCTATGAGGTCGGCGGTTACCACATTGACAAGAACGGTTTGGTCACAGGCGAGGACAACAGCGGGCTGGTCGCAGACCTTTGTGGGCTGCACGGTTTTAAGGCGGTCAGCGAGGAATACGATGTGATGACCACCGAAACCAACGAAGCCTCTGCATTTGAAGACTTGAACCTCACGGAACGCGAGGAACTTGGACTTGGGAAGGAACGTCACGACCACAGCGGCGAGGATGGAATGCAAGCAAGCGATGTTCCCGAAAGCTACACTTACCAAGCGGAACTCAGCGACCCCGACTGTCCTGACCGTATGGAGGTCTTCTCGGCTTCCACTGACTTGGAGGCTTGGCGGTTTGCGATGGACTTCTGCGAGGGCGATGTGGTTCTGCTTGAACTCAGGCAACTCGACGAGAATTATGATTTTGTGCGTGGGGTTGACATTGCCGAGTTACTCGCCGAAAACGAGGTCTACGACAGCTTTGCGGTGGAGTTTCCGAAAAACGGCTTGACCGACGCTCAGGTGGAAAACATTAAACGATTGGTTGATAGCAAGCGGACATTGCTGACAAAGGCACTCGGCAGGCCGATTAAGGTCAAAGACACAGGCGAAAACATTCAATTCATATATCCCTATTCCGAGGACACGGGAGTAGGGATTATTTATAGCCAACTGTCTACTGCCTTTGTCAAGCACGTCAAGAAGCACAGCAGGGTCACGGCGACAGAGCGTGATGTGGAAAGCGAGAAATTCGCCCTACGCACTTTTTTGGTGCGGCTTGGAATGAGCGGCGCCGAGTTCGGAGCAGCAAGGAAATGGCTCTGCCGTAACCTTTCAGGGAACGCTTCATTTCCCAACAACGCAAGCTATGCCGCTATGCAGGCGAGCCGCAGAAATGGAGGACAGACTAATGAGCAAGAATAACGGTTTCCCAAATAAGTCCGCCGTAGAGGCACGACGCTCAAGGTTTACCAAAGGTGCAAGGGTTGAATTGGTTTCTATGTCCGACCCCTACACAACACTTAAGCGGGGTGACCGAGGTACGGTTAATTTCGTGGACGACACCGGCACGGTTTTTGCTGAATGGGACAACGGCTCTACTCTTGGAGCGGTTTACGGCGAAGATGAAATCAGAATTCTATCTAAAGCTGAGGTTATTAAGGAACAATGCCGTAAAGTAGCCTCGACAGGTAAAAGTAATATGTTTGATGTCAATGCGGTTTTCAAAATTGCCCTCGAGATGGGCTACGGAGAATTAGCGGACTTCATGATGACGAACACCAAAGCCTATGGAGCGCTAATACTCACGGGCGAACTGGGCGACTAGGATATCATAGAACTTTAAGGAGGACACTACCATGTGGAGCGAAGGCATTATCACCTGCCCGATGACGGGTGACAAGTACAAATATTGGGTCAAGCATTATGAAGAAGGCAGCCAGTATGGAATTGACGGCGGCAAGGTGAGTAAACTTACTATCCGCAAACTGGACGAGTGTCGAGACCTTGTGAACTACGACCGTGGTTGGGATGTTGAACCCAACACCGATGAGGTCAAGGCGGTCTACGCCATCATTCTCAAAAAGTACAACTAAACTCGTAAACAATCGAGGACGCCCCGACAAGGGGCTGTCTCTCGTACAAATAGATTTCACAGGACTTCCGGACGGAGGTCTTTTTTATTGCCATGAAGGGAGGTTGCGCCGATGGGCGATTTCAAATACACACCTACAAAACTTATGTTGCCGACCAGTCGCTACGACGAGCGGCGAGCCGACTTTGCTGTGGGCTTTATACAAATGCTCCGGCATACTACCGGCGAATGGTTCGGCAAGCCGTTTCACCTTATGCCGTGGCAGGAGCAGATTGTTCGTGACATATTCGGTATCGTCGGCGAGGACGGATACAGGCAGTTTCGCACAGCATATGTCGAAGTTGGTAAGAAAAACGGTAAATCGGAACTTGCGGCGGCCATAGCCCTCTACCTTCTGTTTGCCGACGGTGAAGCAGGAGCCGAAGTTTATTCCTGTGCCGCTGATATAAACCAAGCCTCCATCGTGTTCAACACGGCAAAGGCTATGGTTGAGCAGTGTAAAGACCTTGCAGCAATATCAAAACTGTTACCGTCCACAAAACGGATTACATTTCCGCACACAAACAGCTTTTATCGTGTACTGTCGAGCGAGACAAAGTCCAAGCAGGGGTTCAATGTCTCCGGACTTATCTTCGATGAGTTGTTTGCTCAGCAGACCAGAGAACTTTTCGATACGATGACCAAGTTCACGGGCGATGCCAGACGGCAGCCGCTTTACTTTCTGATCACCACGGCGGGCAGGGACAAAACGAGCATTTGCTATGAGATTCACTGCAAGGCGAAAGCCGTGATGGACGGCAGCAAAATCGACCCATCCTTTTACCCCGCTGTCTTCGGTATTGAAGACGGTGATGACTGGGAAGACGATAAAGTCTGGAGGCGTGTCAATCCAAGCATTGGCGTGACCATTCCCTATGAAACTGTGCAAGCCGCCTATGAACAGGCAAAGCAAAACCCGGCTGAGGAGATGCACTTTCGGCAGTTCCGTTTGAACGAATGGTGCAATGCTGACATCCGCTGGATGCCTATGGATAAATGGGACGCTCTCGGTGAAGAAATCGACTGGGATAACTACGAGGGGCGCGATTGCTACTGCGGACTTGACCTATCCTCCACAGGCGACTTGACGGCTCTTGTACTGGTGTTCCCGCCAATGTCAGGCGACACCAAATATACGGTGATGCCATTCTACTGGTTGCCGGAGGAAGTTATTGACCTTCGCACCCGCCGTGACCATGTCCCATATGAGGTGTGGAAAAAGATTGGCGTTTTCAGTACCACCGAAGGTAATGTCGTGGATTATGACTACATCGTGGCGTTCATCGGCAAGTTGTCCGAGCGGTTCAAGATACGGGAAATTGCCTATGACCGATACGGTGCCGAGAAAATCCGTCGCGACCTCGAGGAACTCGGTGCGGAACACGCCTTTGAAGTAGTCCCCTTCGGACAGGGTTTTGTAAGTATGTCGCCGCCAAGCAAGGACTTCTACCAGTTTGTGATGGAGGGCAAAATCCGCCATGGTCGGCATCCTGTCCTTGATTGGAATATGGGTAATGTCATCATCGACCAAGACGCAGCGGGCAACATCAAGCCTAATAAAAAGAAATCCACCGAGAAAATCGACGGTGTTGTGGCAATGATTATGGGCTTTGCCAGAGCGACAATCGGTGGCGGTATCCCTCAAGGCTCAGTTTACGATGAAAGGGGGCTGTTGTTTATATGAGTATATTTTCAAGACTATGGCGACCACACAGCCGCGATAAACCTCGGAACTCCGTGGGCGGCGGGTGGTCGTTTCTATTTGGCGGCGCCACAAGCGGCAAGGCTGTGAATGAGCGGACAGCGATGCAAACATCGGCGGTATATGCCTGTGTGCGCATCCTGTCCGAATCCATCGCAGGCTTGCCGCTCCACGTTTACCGCTATACAAGCGACGGCGGTAAAGAACGAACGGCTATGCATCCGCTTTACCGTATGCTCCATGACGAGCCAAACCGTGAGATGACCTCTTTCGTGTTTAGGGAAACGCTTATGGCTCACCTGCTTTTGTGGGGCAACGCCTACGCGCAGATTATCCGTGACGGGCGCGGCTACCCAGTGGCGCTCTATCCAATGCTACCTGACCGTATGAGCGTAGACCGTGATTCGAAAGGCGAACTGGTCTACACCTACCAAAGCGACAAAGGTCAGGTCAAGCTACGAAAAGAGAGCGTCCTGCATATCCCCGGCTTGGGCTTCGACGGACTTATAGGGTATTCGCCCATTGCGATGGCAAAGAACGCTGTCGGTCTTGCCCTTGCTACAGAGGACTATGGAGCTGCGTTTTTCGCCAACGGCGCAAACCCCGGCGGTGTATTGGAACACCCCGGTGTAATTAAACCGGAGCAAGCTGACAGGCTTCGTGAAAGCTGGGCGACGCAATTTGGCGGTGCGAATGCTCACAAGGTGGCTGTGCTTGAAGAGGGCTTGAAGTTTCACCAAATAAGCATACCGCCCGAACAGGCACAGTTTTTAGAGACACGGAAGTTTCAGATAAACGAAATCGCTCGTATTTTCCGAGTGCCGCCCCACATGGTGGGCGACCTTGAAAAGAGCAGCTTTTCCAATATCGAGCAGCAATCCTTGGAATTTGTGAAATACACCATCGATCCTTGGGTGGTCAGGTGGGAGCAGAGTTTACAGCAATCCCTCATCCTACCCTCCGAAAAATCGGCGGTGTTCATCAGGTTCAATTTAGACGGATTGATGCGCGGCGATTATCAGAGCCGTATGCAGGGCTACAGCGTGGGCATTCAAAACGGCTTTTACAGCGTCAATGACGTGAGGGGTTTGGAAGATCTGAACCTTCTGCCCGATTCCGAGGGCGGCAACATCCACGTCTTAAACGGCAATATGGTCAAACTCGCCGACGTGGGTGCGGCCTATAAATCAAACGAAGAGGAGGAAACACCGTGAAAAGCAAGCTAAAGAAATTTTGGGACTGGGCGCGCGACGAGACCACCGGCGAGCGAGTCCTCTACTTCGACGGGGAAATCTCGGAGGAGACTTGGTGGGGCGACGAAGTGACGCCTAAAATGTTCCGCGATGAGTTGTTCAAAGATACTGGCAACATCACCATTTGGCTGAACTCACCGGGCGGAGACTGCGTGGCGGCAAGCCAAATCTACGCAATGCTGATGGACTATCCGCACAGCGTTAC